TGGCGAATTTCGCCTGAACAAGATGTCCGCTGTAGGCGAACGCAACTGGCCTCTGGTTCTCCGGGCAAGCAGTTCTATCCCGGTTGGATCGGACGATGCTGCGATCGACCTCGTCATTGCCGACTTCCGTTCCTTTGTGGCGTCCACTGCTTTTGTGGATCTCGTGAAGGGCGGAAAGGTTTATCATGGGTAATAGTACGCCCATGATAATAGTGTTAGCGATCATTATGACGCTGACACTAGTATTGCCTTATATTCGGTAACCTGAACTAAGACAAAAGACGAGGAGTCGCAACATGTCTGACAAACGAATCAGAGTGAGACCGCGAAAGCGGTCAAGCGCCGTGCATCCCACCGAAGTTCAGTGGGAGAAGGCTTTGTATGCCTTATTTGCACGAGTAGTCCAGGACGTCGGCTGGGACGGCGATGTTCCCTCGGTTCTTGGCGCATTGCGCGCTAGGGACTGGGAAGCCGTCTTAGCTCGAACGAAGGCAGGCCCGCCACAGCAGTATGCGGATTGGCAGAAATACTATGCCGCCTGTCAAGTCGAACACTTGTTCAAAAAACTGCCGATCCCGGGGATGGACCTTTCTTTACGAGAGGCCGCCTTTGGGACGCTATTGGCAGATGAACATCGCAACAGGCGCACTAATCAGAAGTTCCGTATCCTTGGGAATCGGATGTGGAACTCTGGTGAAGTGCGGTTTGAGCATAAAAACGCTCTTTATGAGCGGCTCATGCGTCGGATGCAGCGAATCATCGCATCCATCCTGGGCGCTTCGCCGGATTTTTCGGCGATCGCTGCGAAGTGTGACTTTGGTCCTGGTAGCTGCGTCGGGGCGGGGGGTGATAATACCCACCCGTATGCGAAGTTTGACCGCATAACCTGTTCTGAAGCAGCTATGGCGCCTTTTAGCTCCGCTGTCTGGGAGCATCACCAGTTCCGCGCGCTCTTCCTCCAGCAAAAACGGGAGATAGTGTGCGTTGACCCTGACTACTTCCGTGAGGAAATTAGTCGGTGGGTGACGAGGGCCGATTACAACAAAATTGATTTTGTTCCTAAAAATGTCAGGACTCACAGGACTACTGCCTCGGAACCCATCGGAAACGCATGGGTACAACGAGGTATCGGCGAAGAAATCGCCGACCTGTTGCGCAAGGCTCGCCCCTGGATAAATCACCGGGATCAAACCCGGAACCAGCGGCTTGCTAAACGCGCGAGTCTGCTAGACAACCCTGTGCCGTTAGCCACCATAGATTTAAAATCCAGCTCGCAGAGTTTTGCGACTGAAATGGTGCGTACGGCGTTCGCCCTGGCCCCGGGCTGGTTCGATATTATGAACCGCACGCGGTCTGCACACTGGCGTTGCAAGTTGGACCCTGGAGGCAATGAAACCCTCCACGGTACCTACGAGCTGTTCGTCAGTATGGGGAACGGGTTCTGCTTCCCACTTCAGATGGTCATTTACTCAGCAGCAATAGAAGCATGCTATGCTGAGTTTGGCCGTCGTGCGAGAACCTATGGCGTATTCGGCGATGATTTAATCGTTGAGCAACGAGTAGCTCTTCTCCTTATAGAGTGGTTAAAATTCCTGGGAGTGAGGACGAACACAGACAAAACGTTTGTGTTCGGCCCCTTTCGGGAGTCCTGCGGAGCAGATTTTTGGGACGGTGTAAACGTGCGGCCATATGTTCTGGATCAACTCCCGAACACTGACCGGCAACTTGTGAAAGTTGCCAATGGCATCAACTATCGCACGCCCTTCCCCCTTTGGGGGGCATGGTGGGCGCTCTGGTACCTGATGCCGCAAACAGCACGTTCCACGGTACGACCCTTCCAGGGGCCCGATGACTCGGGCCTTACTGTGCCTGTCAGTTTTTATGACGTGCGCAGACTGGATGAGTACGACCATGGGCTCCAGCGCTATCGACTTCGGCAGTTTTCTAGCCGGTCTATGCCTGATGACGACTTTTACGTAAGTAAGCGTAGTCAGCATGCACAGATGTTCTTAGCGCTGCGAGGGAGTACCCCTGCAATGCAACATCGGATTGAAGAAGGCCGTGAGGCCCCCGTACATATCCGAGAGGGGATTCCAACACCGAGCTTCCGTCGCAAGACGAGGCTACTACTGGAAACGCTGTGAAGCGCCCAGTTTCCTGACCGTTGTTGCTAGGTCAGGGTGAGTCGGGCCAAAAACCCTACTTACCTTTTGGGCTTTGCCCAGAGAGAG